GTATATGCCATGCATTTATTTAATGAAAAAAATAGACCCCGAAGGGTCTATTTGGTAAAACAAGTTTGATCAGTTTTTTGACACACCTTTAACTGCGCGGCTGGTTTTTTTAGAACTCTTTTGGTTCCAACGGGATTCTTGTAGGCCTTGCTCCCTATACACTCCGTCCATATTTTGTTTACCTTGTCCACCAGTGGCTTGAGTTAAAGCAGTTAACAAATCATTAAATTTTAGTTTAGGATTAACTAACGCACCTGGTACAATAGTTTTATCGCCGTATACTAGATCAGCATCGTCAAAATAAACAGGTGCGTCTTTTGGCAATCCTGCTTGTTTACGCAACCAGTTTGTAAGTTTCATTTGATCACCAGTTTTTTCATAATATCGAACGACATTATAACCGTGTGCGCTGCCTTCCGCCACATATTGGTGTGTTCTATCTTTTAACATTGATAGTAGTTTTTCGGCAACTTCTTCTGGGTGATCCTCATATGCACTACCTAAATTATATTGTAGCTCATCAAATTCTTTTTGTATATAAAGTCCAACAGGATGAGTGATATTGGGAGAATCGACTATTTTTAAAATAGTATCACTATTAAATTCTGGACTGTTTACTACTTTTCCAACTTTTTGCAGTAATGCATTGTTATCAACACTAGGACTCATTCTCGAAATAAACTGGTCACGTGGGGTGTTTGTTAGATCCCGACCTTGCTCGCCAAATTGTACACTTTCGGTTACAAACTTTTTATATTGTGCAAATAGATCTGTTACTGCTTCTTTCATATCTGCGTATGCTTTTGGACGATCTCCGTCCATTCTATCGCCTTGCCCTGGCTGATTCTCTTGATGAGCATGTGCATTGGCATCAAACTCGTCTTTGTCATTTGGGTCAGCTGGAGTATTGTCATACTCGTCAACTTTGTTTTTCTTTTCCATATCGTGATCATCCATGTCGTGATCACCATCGTTGTCTAGGTCGCCGTGTGCTTTATTAACATCGTCTTCACCGTTGTCATCCATTGGATTCAATTTGTCAATCACACTTCGCATGTTATCAGTTTGGCTCATAGGACCGCTTGCTGGTTCTAATGCGCCCGGTGCTGGTGGTGTGTTGTCTAGTGCAGGAGCTGCTGATACAGGCTTGTTCTGACCAGCAAGTTGCATGATAGTGGCTAGCATGTTGCTTAGTTCATCACCGCTACCAGCAGTCATATTAATGCTTGCAGGCATCGATGGCTTCTCAGGAGCTAAGTCCATACCCATTTCTGGCATCATTCCACATTCGCCAACTTGAACATTTTCCTTAACAATGTTAGGATTTTTAGAATCAAGTTCCGCTAGTCTTTTCATTACATCGATCATATACATATTATTTTCCTTTGCTGCCAAATAGGCTTGTATTACCTGGCTCTGCATCCGTATTATATTTGGCAGCACCTTCTGTTGGAATTTCTTCGCCGCGTTCCTTGCGTTGAAGTTTCAAGATATCATTTAATTCCTTAACAAAACCTGTATTATACTTATCACCGTAGTAGTCTTCAAACTGCGGACTACCTGCTTCTTTATAGTCGGGATCTAGCAATAATGCGCCTTCTCTTTTCTCAGCGGGCATTTGATATTCTTCACTTGGCTCGCCTGGTCGACGAACTACGAGATTTTGTTTACCGATGCCTAACTCAGTTGCTAGATACTCCGTTAGTTCAAATTGTGTTGTTGGAAAATCTAGAGTAACTTCATAGATGTTTACTTCGCAATTTTTAACTTGAGGAAAGTCCAACGGCACTGCTTGGATAGGCGTCTTTGATTTTTTAAAGCCCGTCAAGGTATTTTCGTTAGTAAAACGCCCTAGCAAACGCTTCATTGTATCTTCTTGTTCAGTAGACATTTCTCCTGCAATTTTAATGCGGAAGTCATATTGCTTCTTAGATTCGGTTAGGTATTCGGTGAATGATTTCATAATAATTTATTTATTCATATTCTTAAGTTTTTCAAGGATACTATTACGATCAGTGATAATATATCCTTGTCCTTCAACAGTGTCTCCACCTTCTTGACCGTGTTTTTTGTCAATTGCTAACTTTTTAAGCTGTAGATCAACCATCTTTAACTTTTTATCAATTTTTGCACTTTTTGCAGCAATTGCTTGAGTCATCATACTAGCTGCAACTTCAAACATTCGAGCACCATATCGTGCTTCAACATTCATGCCTAAATCCATTAAGTCGTCATATGCTTGTTCTGCTTTGTTTGCCAATGCGTCTAGCTCGCTATCTGCCATATCCCCCAGTCCTTTTACCCTAGGTAAAGCTGAAGCAATTTTGTCTAATTCTTCTAACTTTTCTTGTAGGTCAATAGTTGCTACTGGCTCTGCGTCAACGGGTTTAGCATCTAATACAGATTCACTAGGTTCGATGTTTAATAGTTCTTCTAACTTCTTTGTCATAATGTTACTTATTATTTGTTACGACCATTATGGAAAATATCGTGCTCATTTAGAATACGAAATTTAATTCCTTGATTTTTGCACCACGAACTGGCTGCGGCCCACTTGGCTTGATTCTTTACAAACTGTGCTTGGTTGTAGAGATTTTTACCAACTTTTTCTAATATTTGTTGATTTGCTGGTTTTACTTCCCATAGCTCTGCATGTTGCTTATGATTACGGTCAACAAACATTACTAGAAAATCTGGTACATAAATTGACTGCTTTCCAGTTAATGGATCTCTATATGGAATTTTTACCGGCTCGCTTGACCATTGTTGTATAGCAGGATTTTCGTCACACATCCTCATTACAGCTATTTCCCAACTGCTGCGATAAATTGGGCCGGATGTGCCTACATATTTTTCGGGGTTTTTTAACTTGTAAGCCCCCTTAGAGAACTTTAAGCTCATGCAATTATGTTACGTAGTACTTCGGGATGGGTTCTAAATTTTTCAGCGTACCCTAAACTACTGCTCTTAAATCTGTTATAATTTAATATTTCAGAAACAAGGCCAGATAATGCAACATCGTCTAGACCTTTTAATGTATCTAAAATTTGCATAGGATTGTAATCATCTTGTTTAGCTTGTCTAATAATTGTAATTGCAATTGACTCGGCTGATACTTCTGCAAAACCTCTTGCAGTAAAATACCCTTTCATAGCTGCTAACACAGATGAATTAATTTCAACTGGCATAGAAAAATAAGAATCAAATGCTTGTATAGTCAAATCTTGACTAGTGTTATTAACTGGAATATTAGAATAGGATGAATTCATTTTTAACCTTTAGGGGGAAATAAAATTGCAGCTGGGTTTGCTCTAACTTTACCATCTACACTGGTATTGAATGCTTTGAAGATATTAATACCAACACCGCCGGGAAGTGTAAAGATGCCCACCTGACTTTCAGTGCTAGGCGGAGAAGCATACTTGCCCGGTGCTGTTTTAGTAAGAGCACCAAGTGCGCCACTGGCAATATTATACCCAGTAGCTTTAGATCTAATTATGCCTGTAGAGTTAACATAATTTTTAGCCAAGATAGTGGCAATGTCTAACAAGGGATTAGGAGCTTGATAGTTTCCTCCAACTCGACCAAACACTCGTTGAGATCCAGGCTTATCAAATCCTGTTTCTTGTTTAATGTATGTAGGACTATTAATAGGATTGCCTGCAATTCCTAACGGGCTAGGAGTTTTATCATAATAAACTGTAGCAAAGCCAGGTGGATTTGTTTCAGGCACAATTCTGCCATAATCGTACAATACATTTTCGTATGCTACTGACATTCTATTCTGCATAACTCGGGCACCATCAGCTTGACTTAAACTATCGTGTGCCCATTCTGTAATTTTAGGATTTACTAATGTTATCTGAGTAAAATTTTGTTGATGTAATGAATAGATATCAATGGATGTAATGAAGGGAATTTTTTGATTGTTATTGTAGATACCGTATTCGTGATCTTGTTCGCCGTACTTTGTGTCCCAATATGCAGTAGGTACTTCATTACCTTTCTCACCGTAGTTGCTATCTGCAAAATAATGTTTGTAATAGTTAACCCACAGTTTGTTAATAACATCTAAATTGTCATCGTGAAATTCCACGCTAACAGGAGAATACGTCAATTTAGTTTGTACAATTGTTTTTCTATTATATTGATTAACAGTTTCGTTGGCCACCGTAAACTTTGGTAGATCAATTTTCTTCACTAATACACCTACATTCGGAGATCCTTTTGTTCGCCATTCTTTATCCGATATCGCATCTTGATTTAAGTTGAATACTACATAATATAAAAATCCAACTTTAGGGGTGAAGGCATAATTGTTATCAACATACAATCTACTTGCATGTTGGTAATCTCTTAGGTTAGGATATCCTTTAAGATAGCCCGTACTAGATAGGTAGTTAGTAAATGCGTTGCTGCTCATACAAATATTTAGTCAAATAAAAAGCCCAGGTATTAAGCTGGGCTTGTTTATAGCTAGTGTAACTATTAACCTGTAGCTAGGCCTTGAGCACCTGCGGGTCTTACAACACGACCTACGTCAATTCCGATACCGCTTGCTGTTCCGCCTGGGGCATCTAACTGAATTGCGTTATCATAAGTGATAGTCAATGCAATATCCATTGGGTTAGTAGCATCATTATAATCGCCCCCTTGGTATGTGGCAGCTTTAATGAAACATCCTAGGAATTCAAAACTTTCTAGCGTAACTGGTTCAAATGCTCCGTTGCCGCCGTCTAGTATTTCTACACGCATTCTAAACTTATAATCAATTCCTGAAGCTGCACCGCTTTGTTCAAAGAAGTCAAATTGCTTTTGCAATTGTTCTCCAACTTTACGGCTAACAACACCACTCGCATCATCACGAATTGTTAGCTTTGCATCTGCAAAACTGTGCTTGCCTAGTAACTTAACAGTGCTGTTATACACTGGTAATTTAATTTCTTCAAAGCTAACTTCAGGACGAGTTACGTTCATAACTTGTTTTGTTAGTTCTGTTGAAGGAGTTCCTGCGACACCGAACTGATCTAAAGTAACTCGAAAGCGATACTTTAGTTTTGGCATCAACAGTCCCTGAGTAGAAGCCGCTTGGCTACCACTCAATGGTACTGTGAATCTTGATAAACTTGCGATTGGCATATTATTAATGCTCCTTATTCTTTGTTATTTACCTATTATAGTCCAGCTGCAATATCGCCAGTATTTTTCAAGCGCAATGGAATGTAAATGAATTCAATTGCCTTAACTGGTTCAATAGCGATATCAACGTACAACTCATTTCGGTCAATTCTCGAAGGAGTGTTGTTTGTTTCATCACAGACGATGACATAATCGTATAGTGCTCTTTGACCTACTAATTCTAACAATAGGCTTTCTGCGGCCGCTTTAATTTCACGGCGTGTTTGTGCATCGTTAGGTTCAAACAAGAATGGTCTTGCTAGAACGTCTAATTGTTTACGTAAGTAGCAAACTAAACGAGACACGTTAATTCTGTCTAGAGCACTTGCATTTCTTGCACGAGTGCGTTGTCCGTATGCCAATACACCAACCCCTGTTAGAGTAGCAATTGGGTTAATAGCAACTGTTGGATCTTGTAAAACATCACGCAGGCCTTGGTGTAATGCTACTGGTTTAAATTCACCTTCGCTAGTAATGTATCCAACACTAGTTGCGTTGTCAACACCACCACGACGTGTTCCAGCTGGAGCAAACCATGGGTAACTCTTAGCATCACTGTTTAAGATTGTACGTACCATCATGTGGCTTGGAGGAACAACAATGTAGTTTCCTGTATTGTCATTTGTATAACCACTTGGGTAATACATGGCCATATATTCATCGTAACTTGTTGCGCCAATGTCGCCATTATCTAATGCGCTGTTTGCATTGGTGCCCCACTCGCTTAATGCTGTACCAGTTGGTAATAAGCGGAACGGTGTATCGCCTACCACAAATGCTGTTAAACCACGATCAGTATTAAACGAGACCATGTTCTGGATAGCTTCTGGATAACCAGGAGTAGCAAGTAGGTTAAATCCTAATGTGTCGGTGTCACGAATTGCAGTATTAGCATCGATCAATGATTTAAATGCTTCAACAACTTGTGCTCTTTGTGCTAAACGACCAAACTGCGGGCCACCATCTGCTGCAACAGCATTCTGACTTACCCAACGATCTGTTTCGTAACCGGACATACCTTCGCTGTTATAACGTAGGTTAAGTCCATTATTTGCATTTTTGTTAATGTAACCAGAAATGTACTGCTTGACGCAGAATCCGCTACGGCGTGTATTCCATAAGCGTGTTCCTTTTGGATACAATGCTGGGTTAGGACAATCAGGATCAACATAGTCGCTGGTCATTAGTGCAACGGTAGAGCTTGCTGTTAATGTATTTCCAGCTGTTGCCCAACGTGCGTCAGCAAACAACCATCCATTAGGTGTTGATTGATCAGTGACGTCTTGCTTAACCCAACGATTAGTTGAATCATAAACATAAATGTTTCTACCAAATGCGTCAATGTCGCTAGTGTCAATCCATACATCTCCGTTGACTACTGCTTGACCTAAAGAGTTACCAGTTAGGTAATCGGGCTCAGTTGCGCCAATAATAGGACCAGCTGGGTCTGTGCCAAACCATCCGTTTTGATACCCAACCCACTTAGTTCCGTCGTTGTACATAATGTCAACGCTGGTGAAGTTAGTGTCATACCATAATGTGCCGTCTGCAGGAGTTGTAACTGGAGCAGTTTTAATTGCTTCATATGTTAATTTCTTCCAGTTAGTTGCGATCCAAGTTAGTCCGTCGTAGCTAGGAGCAGTATACAAGTTTGTTGTAGACGTTGTTGCGAAGAACCCATTCAATGGAGTTGTTCCAGCAT